TTGATGGAGCTGACGTGAGCATGATGATATCAGAAGTATCTACAACTTGTGATACCTCTGTTGACGAATCCAGTGAAACTTCTGATGAAACTTCTGATGGAACTTCTGATGTGTCGGAAGAAGAAAATCATTGTACAGAATATTGTACAGAATATTGTACAGAATCGGATGTTAGGGTAATATGCCCCTTCGGGGCATATGTGGAGACATATGGTGTTGATGACAATGACGAGTTAGAATCCTTAACTTCTCTCGAAGCAATTGATTTTCTCACGCATCATTATGTATTAGAATGAACATATTGCATCATATTGCATCATATTGTATTGTATTGTATTTTACATGTCATATATGGTATTTACGGTGAGACAAAAAGAGTAATCCCGATGCTTGGGTATTTGCAATACTTTCCCGTAAGAATCTAATAATTGAATATGAAATCGCTGTATATCTACAGGTCCAAAGTATTTTCTTGGTACAGATTGGATGTTCATAGGTTCTACTCTAGATTGTATAGAAGTTGTCTCACTATACTGAAAACTGCATCTAGCCAAAATAGCTTCTGACATGGGAATTTCTGTACAGATAGGTTCGAATGCATATGACGAACGATTTTGATAATCCTGTACAGATACATATATGTATGGAATATCCGCGAATACATTTGCGAGAGAATCTGCGGTATATGATAAAGAACCCGTGTATGTTTCAGATGATTTGGTAAATCCTAATAATCTACCAATACGTGCAAAATAATCATTCTGTACTGAACCAGTCTCTCCACGAATTGCAAAGTCTAATCCTATACTTTGTAATCCAGAAGCAGTTGTTTTCTTACGAAATTGTATAAGCCCAGTGGCTTCGTCTCGTACAAACTCGACGAAGCGGTATGGCGTGTCAGTCGGTGTACTTGCCAATAATGCATTCAGTTTTGCAATAAGAGTGGATTCTGTATAATATCCATTAGGAACAGTAAACAACTGTGAATAAGGATTCGCAGGAGAACTGGATGTAATAATCTGTACAGATACATAATTGTTTTGCATATTGGATGAAATATTGGGAATTGTTCCTGGAGAGATTTCAAAAGAAGATAATTCGAGAGAAATGACTTTAGACAAACGATTGGGTAACTGTAAAGTGTAATCGGTGTTGTTCGTATTGAATGGATTTTTACGGAAACGTGTGTCTACGGAAATGCATTTCCGTATGGTTCTTGTGTCTAATGGATTTAAGAGACCCGGAAAGAATTCACTTGGCTGTGTGTACGTAAAAGATGATTGTTTTGGATCTATGAGTTCACCAATTCGTGTGGTAGCAGGCGGACCAGTCGAGACAGAGACAGGGGCGGCTACGCCGCCCCCACCCAAGGGTTTATCCTGTAAAAATACGTCATTCGGATTATATTGTGTAGTGTTTACTGTCGTCGTCGTCGTCGTCGTCGCAATTGCATTTGGTGCGGCTGGATAATGAGCTGGTGGAACATCTTCAGACGTTTGATTGTTTTGTGGTAAACTCGTATGTGGTTTCGGTTTTATAGTTTTATGTTTTACTAATATGTCTCGTCCTTGCTGTAAAAATGCTATCAAGTCTCGTTTTAAGTGTTTCGCAATATGTCCTGTAGATAATAATAATGTACGTATTTCAGTCATTTTTGCATCAATTTCGGTAACTGCATAGACATCTTTACGGAATGGTTTATCGAGTTGAAAGAAGACTTCTAAATCTTCGATTGAATATTGGGATATTTCCAAGTTTAGTTCCGTAGACATGGCGCGAATATTATATACTGATTCATTATATAATCACATATTCGAGACAGACGAAGACACCGAGAATTAAAGAAAGAATGTCATTAGCGACTTTAAAACGTAAAACTGCCGCCAAATATAATAATAGTAGTGTAAACAGTAGGGATGGTTTCTCCATAAATGGGATTCATCGTAATCAAGGATATGTAGGACAATCTTCAGTTGGACGTTCTTTGTCTCGTGCCATTGGCAAGAATGGTGTTCTTAAGGGTCATGGCTCTTGTTGTGGCGTTTATAAGGATGGTCCCGCATTACAATCTGGAATTGTACAGAACGAATGTAGCGGAGAACGTCTTGTAAAACCCTCCGTTGTTAGTACTCGTGGAATGTTGGCGAGACGATTACGTTGGGTCAATCGTGTGGATAATACAAATGGTAATGTTTGGAAAGCTTCTTCTGCGCAGAATTCCAATACACAAGGCGATTATGCCGAATACCGTAAACAACAAGCATTGAAAGGTTGTCTCGATGCAAATGGGAATGAACCAATTGTCGTATATCCAAGTACATGTGATGGCATTACTGCGTATACTGCTGGAGAATATGTTCGCGGTAGTCAAGTTGTATCTGAAGGGAAAATATATCAAGTGAATCAAGAGAATCAATTGACAAGTCAAGGGATTGAAACCACTGATTGGGATTTGGTTGGTCCATGTACCGATATTCTACCATTGTCTTCTGATGAGTACAAAGCATGTTCCCGTAAATGCAATGAGATATTACCCGAAGAGAAAATTGTTGCAATAAGTCAGAGCGAATACATTATGAGACTCAAGAATAGTTGTCCTGATTTAACCAAGGAAGGTATGCATTTCACTCATAATTTAGGTTCAGGATTAGTATGTGGCGGGTCAAGCACATCTGTATAAGATACTCGATTGTACTCGATTGTACTTGATTGTACTTGATTGTACTTGTGCTAGTATTATTGTAAAAAAACCCCGAAAATTGATACTTTGTAAGGATATAGGTTAGAAGAAATATGTATACATCATAAGCATAAACGTATACATATTCATTGAACATTTTCAATATACACACACATATATACACACACGAACACAAGAACACACAATGGTAATCTCTACAGTCGAATCGAGAGATATGACTGGTTTGATGACAAACGACGAGAGAGCATATGTGAATTCTCTTACAGAAAAGGAGTATCGTGCATATATAATTGCAAGAGACCATATGGGGATATTATTTACATTGGTACGTTGTAATGGATACCTGAAATGGAAGAAGGACCAATGTAAATAGTAGATATTATTCTTTGGATTTTGAATACTGATTAATTTGTTTGTTCGAGGGTTTGTTCGAGGGTTTGTACATCAGATTCAGAATCAGATGATTCATTCGGTGATGGAGGATGTATTGCACGTTTATAATCCAAATAGGATGATGGTAAAATTGGATTCATACATGGCGCAGTAAACTTGGGTAATTGTGGTACATGTTTACTGTTTTTTTTACTCGATAATGTTGATGAGGAGGATTCATTGCATGACTGTAAAAGATTGTTTGTCTCATATTTTCCAATATGACGGAATACATTTTTATAAATAATTTCATCTGTCATTGGATTTCCCGAGACATCTGATGAGGACGATTTTTTACTGGATTCTGTAGATAAAGCAGTTGGTTTCGATTTCGTTTTTGGTTTCAGAAAAGGTCCATCTGTCATATCAATTCCCATGGCTTTTTGTTTTTCTTGTTTTTTCTCTCGTTTCTTTCTTTCTATTTCTTCTTCTACCAAAGTTAATGGTGATTTATATCCATTCGGTAAGATTGTAGTATCAATAAAGAAATCGAGACAAGAATATTGTATCACATATTTCATTGCGATTGCATTGAGTAGTGTGTACGGAATATGTTCGTCAGATGCATAAGAAAACGCTTGTTTATATGCATCATAGTACATGACCACATTTCCCATTGGTGTATGTTCCAGTAAGAAACGTTGCGACCATTCTCTCTCAAGTTCATTATTATCAATTGCGAGTTCTTGTTCTAATGTTGGAGGATCATAAAAAAGGGTTGAGACATTTTCATTATATTTTGGGATTAGCGATTGTTCTTCTGGGTTGGTTCCAGTTTCGATAATATCCAGTAATTGTGTACGGTAAAATTCAATATACGAGTTGGTCGCGATTTTTTCGGCGGAAAGTGTCTCGGAGTCATGTTTTTCTTTGTGGGATTTAAGGTTTGTAATCACTTGTGATGTATAAATACGGTCTACCAAATAAATCGGATATATTAAGCATGCAACTTGTGCAAAAAACATGTATCCATTTGGAATATTATTGTAAAAATGCGAAAAAAATGAATGAATAGATAACATCTTTTTGTTTTCTGTACAAAATAAACAACTATTTATATTCTATTTTGTACGTTTGTAGTATACTGACCAGGGTGGTAGCAGTGGGGGTAGCAGTGGGGGCGGCGATGGGGTTATTCTGTAATATGGATTCGTTTGTTAATTAACTGGTGCATCTGTCATTGTAACTAATGCGGCTTCTTTTTTACGTAATTCAATGAGAGCATCCATTTCTTCATCTAGGAATTGTACAGGAATCCGTATATAATCATTATTACTGTTTTCTGGATGTAAGCATACGAGGTATAATCCTACCACTTCTTTATCATATTTATCCTGTAAGAAACGTCTGTACATATTCAGCTGTAATGCATAATGCCAATATTTTGCATCTGGCATATATTTGATACAATCCGTTAGTGCGGTTTTTCCATATTGGTTTTCGTAATCGATTTCGATACAACGTTTCCAATCGTAAATCCATAATTTACCACGTTCGTCTTCGAATACCATATCAATGGAACCAGACATTTTCAATTCTTCGTAAAAGACAATCCATTCTGTACGATATGGCTTGAGATTTGGGAAATCACGGACGAAATTCTGGAAATATTTATATTCAATACTATCGTTATTGACTTCCCAATCATTATAGAAACATTCAATATCATAATGTAATTGAGTGCCTCGTATAGATGCATTAGATGCATTGTTTGCCCATTGTGCTAGGATTTCTTCTTTTGTCATTCCGTAATATTTATATGTTGGGTTATGGATGTTTCTACCATTCATGATATTGTTTACAATTTTTTCTGCATCGAAATGTGGGAAATGAGTATGATTCCATGTAGTAACCGAGGTGAACCCAAGTTTATTGTCTACTGTATAAATGTGTGGTCCTTCATCGAACGTAATCCGTACATCACGTTCATGTGGATTTTTCTTGGCAAGAGTATCTGGTACAGGTTTTGATTCGAATGATGTCATTTTTGTGCGCGAGCGAAGCGAGCAAACCCTGTAAATATATAGTAAATAATATTACTATGGGATAACCGTGTTGTGTTGTGTTGTGTTGTGTCTCCGGTGTCTCGTGTGTTGTGTGTATATTTACAGTAAAAAAGATTTATATGGTTTCCATATAATCAATTTTTGGGGGAATAGTCTGTCGTATATGTGTCGTATGTGTGTGTGTGTGTGTGTGTCGCATGATAACTATGTCGTGGATTCTGTACAGAGTTCGTGTTGGGGGTCTGTCGTGGTGGTGGTGGTGGTGGTGGTGGTGGTTTCTTCAATTATCGTTTCTTCTAGGTCTTGATTAATCAGTTCATGTACAGCACGAAATACTGTATTTATCTGCATATTGGATACATTTGTTGCCGTCATCATTTTATGTGAGTTCCGTCGGTCTTCGTCTTGGTTATCTTCTGATTGGCAGATGTGATTCAAATTATCCATTCGCCATTGTATGTACATATTCTGTAAACGAAACACCATCTTCGAAAGCGGACGATTGAATTCTTTACGGTCAATCAGTTTCCATGCAAATGTTGTCTCGGATTTACTAATATCAATCACTTCATCATACACATACATGAAATCTCTACGCTGTTTAAATGCACACATTGGTCTAGCTTGTTCTGTCAATGATGGTTTATTGGTATTCAAATAGTCTTCTAGACACATTTTTATAGATTCATATACGGAATATTTTAGTGCAAGTTCTAAATGAGTTGCATGTAAAGGAATCGCAGCCAACCATTGTTTCCAGGTAATCGTTGGTTGTACATGTTTATTTAACCATTCTATAATTCGCATTCTTCGTGTACGTTTCAGTAAATTGATTTCATTTTGCATCCGTTTCATTTTTGTCTCTGTTTGTTGTTCCAAACTATTCATACGAGTAATCAGTTCTCTAATTAATTTGTCTCGTTGTACATCTGTTAAGCGTTTCTCACATTGGTCCATATGTTGATTTCTTGATTGTAAAGTAGAATGTATCCATTCGCAATATGAGACATGTTGATTGAAATTTAGTTTGGAAATATATTCTTGATTGCATAATTTACAAACAAATTTTGGAACGGAAGTCGTCATATTCTTATGTGACTTCTACAGATTAATCTATATTTTGGTAGTTAGGTTAGGTTAGGTTAGGTTAGGTTAGGTTAGTAGGTGTAGTGTGTATATATTTCGTTTTGACGTATGACTTATATTGAATACAGAAATTTTGTATTTTACTGTAATCAATTTTTGGAGATATTCATGTGAGTATGGCTATACAGGTCCGATAGTGGATTTCCGGAAATCTCTCTCACATAACCGTAAAAAATATAGTAATGAGAGAAAAACGAATGTAAATATCTGGTTGTATACTATAATATTATTCATTCATTCATACTTTTCATTCGTACTTTCCGTACATATTTATTTGTTTGTAGAATGAGTACAAAAAAGAAATCCACTACCGAGACATTGGTTCCCAATCAAACCATAAAACAAAAAGGAAATACAAAGCCAAGTAGTAACACCACCGAAACAATGGTTTCCGCTGCATCTTCTGCGCCACCTAATCATTTGTTTATGAACGGCAAATTGAAACAACAGAATGGACATATGATTATGACCAATGTTTACCGACCAACCCGTAAAAAATACTTGAATATTGATTCCCGATTTCATGATGGATATCAAACCACACGAGAGAAAGAAAAAGGATTAGCCAGTTTCCATTACACTTTACCACAAACCATATTTGATGTAAAAAGCATTCGCGCCAAAGTAGTCGAATTACCACACAGTTTTTACAATTATTCGGAAAATGCCAAAAATACCTTTGTACATATTAGCGGAGCAGAAATTACCGATGGCACCTACAAATTACCCGATGGACATTATCAAACCGTAAGTGATTTGATAACCGAATTGAACTATTGTTTCCCTACTGATAATATTGAAGCAACTTATGATGGCTTCAATATGAAAGCGACTATTACAAATAATACAGCTAGTCCAGTAACATTAAAATGGAATATCGATAAAGATGGTTCTACGGATAGATATGATTTACAAAGTAAACTTGGTTGGTGTCTCGGATTTCGAGAAGAATCTGTAACAATTCAACATGGACAAAGTGCAACCGGAGAAGGAATCGTCAATGTCTGTCCATTCAAGTATTTATATTTAGTCGTAGATGATTATTTGAAAAGTAATCCAAGTTCTTTCATTTCACCATTGAGAGATTCCTTTCTGAACAAATCGATTTTGTCTCGAATTTCTATTAATTCTACTACTTTGACAACTGGACAATTTGGCAATTCTATCATTTCTGTACCAACCTATAATTTGATTTCAGACACACGAACCTACATGGGAAAATCGAATTTGCAGAAGATGAAAATCGAAGTTGTAAACGAATGGGGACATGTCATGGATTTGAACTCTATCCCAATTTCCTTTTGTCTCGAAGTCGATTATGAATAAATAATCCGTATATGCATGTCCTACAAAATATTCCCGAAAATTGATATAAATGTTTCTATACATGTTTTACTGTACTAGACATATATAGAGCCAATCCTCATATTTTGATTCTAATAAACGAACATACGAATAAACGAATAAACGAACAAACGAACAAAACTACTGTAAAAAACCCACATCTCTCACATAAATTACAACCACCTTATCTCACTCTTTCATCATGGAAAATCACAATATTGAATTATCCATGGAGCAACAATATGCAAAGGATTTATTCGAAGCCGGACATAATCTATTTATTACAGGACCAGCTGGTACAGGGAAAACCACTCTTGTTATGGAATTACTTAATTCTGCCAAGCGTCGTATGAAAAATATGCAATGTACCGCTATGACTGGTTGTGCTGCCATTTTATTACCGAAATCTGCGAATGCCCGTACAATACATTCTTGGAGTGGAGTCAAAATAGATAAAGGACCACCCGAAAAAGTGGTCCGACGAGTAATGAATAATGATAAAGCAGCCGAAGCATGGATTAAATCGGATATATTACACATTGACGAAGTAAGTATGATGTCTGCGAAATTTATAGATATACTGGATTCATGCGGAAAAAACATTCGTAATTGCGATAAACCCTTCGGTGGAATACAAGTAATTATGACCGGCGATTTCTATCAATTACCACCTATTCTAACCAAAGAAGACCCAGACACTGGCAAATTCTGCTTCACATCCCCAATCTGGAAAAAACTATTTACCGATGAAGAACATGTCGTTCTTAAAACGATTTTCCGTCAAAAAGATGATACATTTCGTTCCATTCTGAATGGCATTCGTGTTGGACAAATCTGTAAAGAAAATGCTTCTATTTTACGCAAACATGTCAATCGTCAATACAATAAAGATGATTATAATGGATGTGTTCTTACAAAACTCGTACCAACCCGTCGAATTGCAGATAACATTAATGACACCAATTTCAATAAATTAGAAGAAGTTTGTTACGAATATAACATGCATGAAAATATGAATTGCACCGAAATAATGGATGGAAGCGGACGACCAATCCCTGAAAAAGTATTAGATAGATGCAACAAAGTACCCAATTCATTTAAGATCGAAGAAATCAAATCCTTGAAATCACATTCTCCTGCACGCGAATGTGTTGAACTAAAAGTCGGTGCACAAGTCATGTGTCTCGCAAATTTAAGTTTAGAAGAAGGAATCTGTAATGGTTCCATTGGAATTATACAATCATTCTACCTCAATACAAGTGGCGTAACACTACCCATTGTGAAATTCTCGAATGGTATTGTCAAAAAACTGGTAGTACACTACTGGCAATCCGATGATAATCCTACTATTGCAATCGGTCAAATTCCATTATGCCTAGCATGGGCAATTACAATTCATAAAAGTCAAGGATGCACCATGGAACGTGCACAAATCGATATCGGCAATCAAATATTCGAATGCGGACAAACATATGTCGGTATCTCTCGTGTCAAATCATTAGATGGCTTATATTTGAGTGGATTCAGCCCTTATCGTATTAAAGCAAACCCTCAAGTCCAAGCCTTTTATGATAGCATTCCTGAAATCGAACTCGAATACGAAGATGAAGACGAAGATGAAGACAACGTTCCCGATAACACCACACACACAAATACCATGGATTTTACAAAATATACACTCGAATCCGACCAATTACTACAAGAACAAAATTATATTGATGATGTTCGTGTAATTACCCTGTAAAAAATATTATTTTATGCATTTGACTGTAAATAACATTT